ATCAAAGCATCAAGTAAGATACCAGAACACGCACTTCGTGCTATAAAGAACATCAAGATTAGACGAGATAAAGATGGTAATGAAACACTTGAGCTAGAGTTCTTTGACAAAGTACAAGTTCTTCGTTTACTTGCTAAAGCATCTGGTTTACTTGATAGTCCTGAGAATGAAGATAAGCCAAGTGTGATTGGTATTAATGTAAAAGCACCAGAAGTGATAGCCAATGACAATGAGTAATGATAAGCAAGTAAAGGGTGATCATTATAAGACCATGATTATGCAACCCTGGGATTTTATTATTGAAAATCAACTATCCTTTTGCGAAGGAAATATTATAAAATACATTTGTCGCTACAAGTCAAAAGGTGGCATAGATGATCTTGAAAAAGCAAAACATTACTTGGAGAAACTAATTGAAATCGAAGGCAGAAAAAACTGCACCTGGTAACATAGGTGGATTAAACCTAGACTTTTCTACTTCCCCTGTTATTTGGAAGTTTCTTCGATCCAATAACTTTGTACGAGGAATAGTTGGACCAGTAGGTAGTGGCAAATCCTATGCGTGTGCAGCTGAGATTATGATGAGAGCTGTTAGACAAAAGCCATCTCCTATTGATGGCATTAAGTATTCTCGTTTTGTAATCGTTAGAAACTCATATCCTGAATTAAAAACAACGACCATTAAAACATGGCAAGAGATATTTCCTGAAAATGTTTTTGGTCCGATGCACTGGACACCACCCATTTCACATCACATTCGCCTACCAAGCAGAGGTGATGCCCATGGAATAGACTGCGAAGTTATATTCTTAGCATTGGACCAACCCAAAGATGTTAGAAAACTCTTATCACTTGAGCTCACAGGTGCGTGGGTTAATGAAGCAAGAGAACTACCTAAAGCTGTAATTGATGGACTAACGCATCGTGTTGGTAGATATCCAACTAAACGAGATGGTGGTCCTACATGGTATGGAATATGGATGGATACTAACCCAATGGATGATGATCATTGGTGGTTTAGGTTAGCCAAGAAAGAAAAGCTAACAGGAAAATTTGGATGGAAGTTTTTTGAACAACCAGGTGGAGTTGTTGAAGTGCCACCAGATGTCTTACCAGACAACCCAGAAGCAAACGACCATATCTTTGCTAGTGGGAGGTGGTGGAAGCTGAACCCCCTTGCTGAAAATATCAACAACTTACCATCTGGCTACTATATGCAAATGTTAGGTGGAAAGAACCTAGATTGGGTACGATGCTATGCTGAAGGTAAATATACTTATGTGCAAGAAGGCAAACCTGTTTGGCATGAGTACGATGATATGTTAATGTCAGGAGATGTAGAGTATGATCCTAATCTTCCAATTCAAATAGGACTGGACTTCGGACTGACACCAGCAGCTGTAATTGGGCAAAGACTCAACAATGGTAGGTGGATTGTTCTACACGAAATTGTAACTTTTGATATGGGATTGGAAAGGTTTGGCAATCAATTATTAGCTGAGTTGAATGGTAAGTTCCCAAAAGCTCAACTGATGGTATGGGGTGATCCAGCTGGTTTAGCTAGAGATGCTATCTATGAAGTAACAGCATTTGATCATTTAAAAACTCTAGGTCTAAATGCACAACCTACTCATTCTAACAAATTTATGGTTAGACGAGAAGCAGCAGCTGCACCAATGCTAAGACTGGTAGAAGGTAAACCTGGTTTGATTATCTCAAGAGAATGTAAACTCCTTCGCAAATCACTTGCTGGTGGTTATCACTTCAAAAGATTAGCTATAGGTGCTGGTCAAGAACGATTTAAAGACTCTCCGAACAAGAATGAACATTCTCACATTGGCGATGCTTTTGGCTACTTATTACTTGGTGGTGGAGAGCATAAACGCATGACACGATCAGGATTAAATAAGAATACTTTTATTGCTCAGACTGTAGCAAATACAGACTTTGATGTATTCTCAGCTCTTTGATGAATTAAATAAGAAAAAACCTAATGGTGTATTCTTTATGCCATTTAGTCCTGTTCATTATGCAGCCATTAATATTACTCAGCAAGATTTAGTAGTTCAATCTCAATATCTTAATATCGGAGAAAGATTGGAGTGGCAAAGTGAAGTAGGATTTTGTGCTACAGTTTTCTTACATTTAAATCCTGTAATGATCTTTGGTATCGTTCCGATATGGAATGGGGTAGCTGAAGCATGGATGATTGCAGATGATAAGATAAGAAACAAACCTTATACCCTTACAAAATACTCAAAGCGATTTATTGATATAGTTCCGATATCCCTTGCATTGCATCGCTTACAGATAACGGTTAGAATCCGAGATAAGAGGGCAGTATCTTGGGCAAGGTTTCTTGGTTTTACTGAAGAAGGAATATTGAGGAGATATGGTCCAGACAAAGCTAACTATTACATGATGAGGAAATAAATATGGGTGGCATCTTCGGAGGTGGTGGTGGTGGAGGTGATAACTCTGCTGCTATCAAAGCACAAGAAAAAGATTTAGAGCAACAAAAGCTAGAAGCTGAAGCTAGAAGAAAAGAACTAGATGAAGAAAAAAGAATTATGGCAGAAGAAGAAGCTGCTAAATTAGCTTCGATAAAGAAACGAGGAAGAAGGGCTTTACTAGCAAAAGCAAGATTCGGTACTGCTCAAACTGATGACCAAGGTATGCAGTCTAAACTTGGTGGTGATTCACAAATAGTATAGGAGAACATTATGCCTTATGGTCCTGGTACATATGGCGACAAAGTAGGTCGTCCAAAGAAAACAATGAAAAGTAAAGTTCGCAAGGTTATGAAGGAATATAAGTCTGGCAAACTCAAGTCTGGCTCTGGTGCTACTGTAAAAAGCAAAGATCAAGCTATGGCAATAGCTATGGCTAAGTCACGCAAGAGTGCATAGTGGCAAAGTCTACTGTTAATAAAGCTGGTAATTATACCAATCCCAAAATGCGTAAAGCTATTTTTAATCAAATCAAAGCTGGTGGTAAAGGTGGCAAACCTGGTCAATGGTCAGCTCGTAAAGCTCAGATGTTGGCTAAGACTTATAAAGCTAGAGGTGGTGGATATACATCGTGAAGGCAAGTCAAAAAAGTTTAGTTGATTGGACTAAACAGAAATGGCGAACTAAATCTGGTAAACCATCAACGCAAGGTCCAAAAGCAACTGGTGAAAGATATTTGCCAGAAGCAGCCATAAAAGCTATGTCTAGTTCTGAATATGCTCGTACTACAGCTGCTAAACGTAAAGGTATGAAAGCTGGTAAACAGTTTGTAAAACAACCAAAAAGTATATCAAAGAAAACAAGTAGGTATCGTTAATGAGAAAAGAACATAAAAGTCCATCTGGTGGATTAACTGAAGCTGGTAGAAAACATTTCAAAGCAAAAGAAGGTTCTAATTTAAAGCGACCAGTTCCATCTGGAACAAATCCAAGACGAGTAAGTTTTGCTGCAAGGTTTGGTGGAATGAAAGGACCATTGACTGATAAGAATGGTAAGCCAACAAGATTAAAGTTAGCACTTAAAAAGTGGGGTTTTGGTAGCAAAGAAGCTGCTACAAACTTTGCACAACGACACAAAAAATCAAGGACAGCATAATTATGGCAGAGATGATGAGATTATCACCAGAACAAGTTTTAAAAAGACATGACATAGCTTTGAGTCGTAAAGAAGATTTTAGAGATTTATATGAAGATTGTTACGAGTTCGCCCTACCTCAAAGAAACTTATATGATGGTTACTATGAAGGCAAAGTAGGTGGTAGCAAAAAGATGGCTAGAGTGTTTGATTCTACTGCTATTAACTCAACGCAACGATTTGCTAATCGTCTACAATCTGGCATATTCCCACCACAAAGAAAGTGGTGTAGGTTAGAACCAGGTCCAGATATCCCATTGGAGAGAAGATCAGAAGCTCAAGCAGCACTTGATGTTTATACAGAGAAAATGTTTTCAACACTTAAGCAAACAAACTTTGACATTGCTATGGGTGAGTTCTTACTTGATCTTGCAGTTGGTACAGCTGTACTTATGATTCAGCCAGGAGATGATAATTCTCCTATAAACTTTATTCCTGTTCCTCAGTTCCTTGTTTCTTTTGAAGAAGGTGCTAATGGTCAGGTCGATAATGTTTATCGAAGAATGAGAATGAAAGGCGAAGCTATTCAACAGCAATGGAAAGATGCGAAGATAGATGAGAAGTTACAAAGAAAGATAGATGAGAAACCAACAGAAGATGTGGATTTAATTGAAGCTACTATATTTGATGTAAAAAGAGGTGACTACTGTTACCATGTCATACACAAGGATAGCAAGTCTGAATTAGTATATAGACGCATGAAGTATACTCCTTGGATTGTATCTCGATACATGAAAGTATCAGGTGAGATATATGGTAGAGGACCACTTGTTACTGCTATTGCAGATATAAAAACATTGAATAAAACATTAGAGTTATTACTTAAGAACGCATCTCTTGCTATTGCTGGAGTATATACAGCAGCAGATGATGGAGTATTGAATCCAGCTACATTAAAGATTGTACCTGGTGCTATTATTCCTGTAGCAAGAAATGGTGGACCACAAGGAGAATCATTAAGACCACTACCAAGAGCTGGTGATTTCAATGTATCTCAGATTGTTATTAATGATTTACGCATGAACATTAAGAGAGTATTACTTGATGAGTCATTACCACCAGACAATATGTCAGCTCGTTCAGCAACAGAGATTGTTGAGAGAATGAAAGAATTATCACAGAATCTTGGTTCTGCATTTGGTAGATTAATAAATGAAACTATGATTCCACTTACAGCAAAGATATTGCAAGTTATGGATGATAGAGGATTGATTGACTTACCATTAAAAGTAAATGGGCTTGAAGTTAAGATTAGTGCAGTAGCACCACTTGCTCAAGCTCAAAGCATGGAAGAAGTAAATAGTATTTTACAGTTTGCTCAAATTGCACAAGGTGCTGGACCTGAAGGTCAGATGATGGTTAAGGTAGGAGAGATGTTAGACTATGTAGCTGACAAATTAAATGTACCAGCAAGTCTAATATTATCACCTCAAGAAAGAGCTATTCGTATGCAACAAGCACAAGAAATGGCTCAAATGGCAGCACAACAAAATCCTGAAGCTGCTCAACAAGTCGTACAACAAGCAATAGCTAAAGGAGTGTAAATGTCTGGGTGGGAAGATTTGGAACAATCAAAAAACAAAGAAATAAAAGATAATCAACAAATTATAGATGACCATAATAGATTGGTGCTTAGAGTATTCAAGGATGAGGATGGGATGAAACTACTTAACTGGCTTAAGCAAGTTTATTTAGATCAACCTGTTGCAATTCCTGGATCGGACTCTAGTCATGCGTATTACAGAGAAGGACAAAATAGTGTGGTTAGAGATATTTTTAATAGAATAGCGAAAGCGAGAAAATTATAATGGAAACAAATGAAACCCAACCCAGTAGTGAAGTTTCTCAAGAAACTCAGGAAGAATCTGGCTTATTGGATTCAGCGACCATTTCGCAAGAAGAAGATGAGAATCAGACAAATCCCCAAGCAGCAGAGATCGACCACAAGGAAACGATTGAAGAAGAAGATGACGAACCCTTAGAGCGACCTGATTGGTATCCTGAGAACTTTTGGAATAGTGAAACAAGTGAGCCAGAGATTGAAAAGTTATCTAAGTCTTGGATGGATTTAAGAAAACAAATCTCACAAGGAAATCACAAAGCACCTAAAGATGGTAAATACAATACTGAAGTATTTGGTAATATACCTGATGATGATCCTATTAAATCTCATGTTACATCATGGGCAAAAGAATATGGGATTAGTCAAGGTGCATTTGATGATTTAGTAGGTAAGGTTGTTGAAATGCAAGGCAATGAAGCACAAGTTGCACAACAATCATTAGAAGCAGAAAAGAAAGCTCTTGGTCCTAATGCTGACCAGATCATCAAAAACACTGTTGATTGGGCTAATGGTCTAGTTAGAAAAGGTGTTTGGGGTGAAGATGATTTTGAAGAATTTAAAGTTATGGGTGGTACAGCAAAAGGTATTAGAGCTATAACAAAATTAAGAGAAGCATTTGAAGGAACAAAAATTCCTATAACCTCTCAACCTGTTGATGGCTTACCTTCAAAAGAAGAACTCTATCAAATGGTTGGTAGTAAAGAATATCAAGATAATCCAGCTTATAGAAATAAAGTTGAGAGAATGTTCCAACAAGTGTTTGGATAAACTAACTTTCCCCCAGGAAGTTTGGGAGTCTTAGGGCTCCCTTTTTTTTGTTGCATTTTATTTAAAAAACCATTAGAAGAAAACTAAGGCATATTGATTTTATATCAACCCTTGACTCAGTAAGACTGCGTATGGCTATCGTAAATAGCAAGTTAGAACCCAAAACATTTTGGCTTATTCCAACGAAAAAAACTTTACTTTATTTTTTTTTATTAGGAGTATATTATGGCAGTTTCATTATCTAATGCTTTCGTTACTCTCTTTGATGCTGAAGTCAAACAAGCATATCAAGGTAAAGCACAGCTTGTTGGTGCAGTTCGTCAAAGACGAGGAGTCGAAGGTTCAACAGTTAAGTTCCCAAAGATTGGGAAAGGTGTGGCTCAGTTGAGAGTTCCTCAATCAGATGTAACACCACTTAATGTTTCATTTTCACAAATTACTTGCACATTGTCAGACTACAATGCAGCAGAGTATTCAGATATTTTTAATCAAGCAAAAGTCAATTTTGATGAAAGACAGGAATTAGTTCAAGTTGTATCTAATGCTATTAGCAGACGACAAGATCAACTTATACTAGACGCACTAACTGCTTCATCAACTTCACTAACTGTAGCAAATAGTATTGGTGGATCAAACACTAATTTAAATGTTGCTAAGTTAAGAGAAGCAAAGAAGTTGTTGGATACAAACAATGTTCCACCAACAGATAGACACATGATTATTCATGCTAATTCTTTAGCTTCTTTACTATCTGAAACCAGTGTAACAAGTGCAGACTTTAATACAGTTCGTGCATTAGTTGCTGGTGAAATCAACACATTCTTAGGATTTACTTTCCATGTGTTGGGAGATAGATCAGAAGGTGGATTAGCTATTGATGGTTCAAGCGATAGAAGTCTTTTTGCTTTTCACAAAGATGCAGTCGGTTATGGTGAAGGTATTGCAGCTAGAACTGAGATAAACTATGTTGCTGAGAAAACTTCTTTCTTAGTCAACTCTGTTTTCTCTGCTGGTTCAGTAGCTATCGATGACGAAGGTATTGTTAAAATAACAGCTAGAGAATAAGGAGATATAGAATGGCTTTTGACAAAACAGGATTCACTACTTATGGTGCATCAAAGAGTGGAAATGCAGTATCCCTTTATGGATACAGCACAACTGATGCTATTGGCGATGTCAATACATCTGGCTACTTCAATACTCTTTCAGATACATTAGAAGTTGGTGATGTAATTTTATGCAGAACTTCAACTGGTGGTACTCAAGCATTAAGCTGGGTATATGTTGCAAGTAATGCTTCAGGTGTCGTTGATGTAACAGATGGTCTTACAATTACAGCAACTGACTCAGATTAATTTTAATTTATTAATCAAACACAAGGGTAGTCTTATGGCTACCCTTTTGTCTTTATAAAGGGAAAGTATGGCAAGTGGAGATACAGCACTAGGAATTTGTTCAGACGCATTATTAATGATTGGTGCAAAGTCAATCAGCTCATTTACAGAAGGAACTGATGCAGCAAATATTTGTGACTCATTGTTTGAGGACATAAAAAAACAATCTCTTATGCAATATCCTTGGACATTTAGTTTTAAAAAAGTTCAACTTGCACGACTTGCAACTACCCCTACTACAGAATATACATACGAATATCAATTACCAAGTGATCGCATTGGTCCTCCACGACAAGTGTTTATATCAAGCACAGCTGGGCAACGACCAATTAATGCTTATAGAATTTTACAAGATAAATTACTGACAGATGAAACAGAAATTTATGTTGACTATCAATATGATGTTGAGCCATTTGAAATGCCTACTTACTTTGTACAGTTTTTAAAATATTACATGGCATGGCATTTATCTTTACCTATTACAGATCAAACTGATAAAGCTGCATACTGGCAGTCAGTAGCTGTAGGAACACCAGGTGAGAATGGTAGAGGTGGATACTTTAGAACAGCTATTAGTATTGATGGACAAACGCAACCTAATAACTATATTGATGATTACTCGCTAATTGAGGTTCGTAATTAATGGCAAGATTTGTAAGTTTACAAACAAACTTTTCTACAGGTGAACTTGATCCACTTCTTCGTGCAAGAGTAGATTTACAAGCATACACCAACGCACTAGAAGAATGTAATAACTTTGTGGTACAACCACAAGGTGGTATACATCGTAGACCTGGCTCAAGATATTTAGCATCTTTACCTAACTCTGGTTCAGATTCAACAGCTAATGGTAGCAGATTAGTATCATTCGAGTTTTCTACAAGTGATTCTTATATGTTAGTATTCACTCACAATAGAATGACTGTAGTTAAAAACAAACAAGTTATTACAGACATTAATGGTAGTGGTAATGATTATTTAGATACTAGCTCATTAGGTTTGACTGGTGCTATAGTTGAAAAAATGTGTTGGGTGCAAAGTGCAGACACACTTATAGTAGTACAAGAAGATTTAGCACCTATAAAGATAGTAAGAGGTGCTGGAGATAGCAACTGGACAGCATCTGCTATTACATTTGATTCAATACCAAAATATGATTATGTACCAGCATCAAGCAATCCAGCTGGAACAATTACTCCCAACAAAGTATCTGGTAATGTACAAATAACAGCAAGTAGTGGTGTATTTAGTGCATCTCATGTAGGACAATATATTAATGCTTCACCACAAGGTAGAGCAAAGATTGTGCAAAGAGTAAGTTCAACTGTCGTAAAAGTTGTTACTGAATTTCCATTTTTTGATACAAGTGCAATAGCTAATGGCAATTGGGAACTAGAAACTGGATACGAAGATGTGTGGAGTGCAACAAGAGGATATCCTAGAACAGTAACATTCCATGAAGGCAGATTGTTTTTTGGTGGTGTTAAGTCACGACCATCTACAGTCTTTGGTAGTAAGGTAGGATTGTTCTTTGACTTTGACCCAGAAGAAGGTTTAGAAGATGATGCACTAGAAGCAACTCTTGATACATCTACTTTTAACAGTATTGTTGATATTACAAGTGGTCGTGATTTACAAATCTTTACTACTGGTGGTGAGTTCTATGTTCCACAACAAGGTCTTGATCCTATTACCCCATTAAACTTTTTTATAAGAACTGCAACTCGTAATGGTGCAAAAGAAAATGTACGAGTACAACAGCTAGAAACAGGAACTTTATTTTTACAAAGACAAGGTAAATCATTAAGTGAGTTTGCTTTTACTGATACATCTTTATCTTATATAACCACTAAAGTTAGTTTACTTAATGGACATTTACTTAAAAATCCTACTAATATAGCTTTAAGAAAATCTGTTGCTACAGATGAAAATGACTTGTTGCTTATTACAAATGCAGATGATGGAACTATGGCAGTCTATTCATTGCTTCGATCACAAAATGTAATAGCACCATCAGAATGGAATACAGATGGTAGTTATTTAGATGTTGGAGTTGATATAACAACAATATATACTGTAGTTAAAAGAACAATTAATTCTACTGATTATTACTTTTTAGAGTATTTTGATGATGACATGTTAGTAGATAGTGCAGTCATTGGAACAGCAGCTTCATCTGCAACTGTAGCACATTTAGATACAGCTACAGTAGATATTATATTAGATGGTGCAGTTCAAACACAACAAGCTGTATCAAGTAATACAGTTACATTTGCAAGAGCATCTTCATCTTCTTTTCAAGTGGGATTACCATTTACAACAAAGGCAGTTACTATGCCAGTAGAGTTAAGACTTGCAGTTGGAACACGATTGGGTTTTAAGAAAAGAATAGTAGAAGTTAATGCTTTAGTATTAAACTCACAACATATGAAGATTAATGGAACAAATATTCCCTTTAGAGCTTTAGGATCAGATATATTAGATGAAGCAGTACCAGCATTTACAGGCACTAAAACCCTACATGGAATACTTGGTTATACTGATGAAGGTAAAATAACTATTGAACAGGATGTACCATTGAAGTTAACACTTCTTGGTATGGAGTATAAAGTAGCAACACATCAAGGAACATAATATGGAAGCAGTCGCAGTTGGTTTAAAAATTTTTCAAGCAATAGAAGCTAGAAAACAAGCTAAAACAGAAGCTAAAATGATTGAGTTGCAAGGTCAGTTTGATAAAATAAAAACTCAACAAGCAGCATTAGATAAAGAAGAACAAGCTCTTGCTGTTATAGATGAGCAAAGGCGATTTAATGCAGCAGCATTTGCAAGAGCAGCAGCTGGTGGGGTAGATGCGTTTTCTGGTACAGCTCTAAATATAACTGTTCAAAATGCAACTGAAGCTGGTCAAGCATATCAAACTCTTATTAGACAAGCATCTACATTAGAGAGAAGTGCTGGGTTTCAAGCTGGTCAAGCATTAGCTACAGCAGAGCAAACAAGACGAGCTGGTAATTTACAAGCAGTTGGTTATCTTGGGGAAGCTGCATATTATGGGTCACAAGCATAGGTAAATAATATGGCAGAACTTCCTTTAATCAAACCAGCAAGAGATTTGCTCTCAAACACAAGTACAACTACTGACTTAAGACCAGCTATTGCTGCAAGTCGTAGGCAAGGAGAAGCTCTTAATTTTGCGTTAGACAGAGTAACACAAGCTGTTTTTTCTGTTGGACAAAAACAAAATAAAAGTAAAAAAGCAGCCAATGAATTGTTAGCTCGTGATGTTTCTAATCAGTTAAAAATGAAGTTGTATATAGAATTTAAGGACATTGGAACACAAATTGAAAATGATGAAATAACTGATATTAGTCAGTTATCAACCATATTTAAGAGTTTTACAGGTTATTCTAGTGCAATATCTCAATATTCACAAGAACAAGCATTAGCAATGGATGAATATATTAATGAGCAATCTAATGATCTTGTTGATCTTTTATATTCTAGACAAAAAAAATTAAAAGGAAAACAGATTGTTTCTAAATTTAATGAAGGAATTGATTCTTTAGATTCTTTTTTTGAAAGAACATTAAACAATACTGCCTTAACTCTTGATGACAAATTAAATAAAATACAAGCATTTGAAAATGAATTATCTAATGCTATTGATACATCATTAGGCGATAACATTGACAGTAAAAACAATTTAAATGCTAGAGTTAAAACAATTAAAAAAGTTGAGTTTGATGAGTATGTAACTAAAACTTTATTGTCTGAAAAATATTTAAGAGCTAATGGTATTAAAAGACATCAAATTTATCAAAAAGTTTTAAGTGATGATATAGGGGAGTTAGGAAAACTAATTGAAAATAAAACAGCATTTGCAGAAAATATTAGGCAAAGAGTTCTTGGAATTATACAGTTTGAAAATGAATTTGCAGCTGAGAAAAAAAATAGTTTTATTTCTGAAATTACAAAAAGAAAAAATCAAATAGAAGGAAAATTCAGAAGAATGAGAAAAGATGGATTAGATGCTGCTGAAGTAACTGAATTAAATAATGAGAAAGAACTGCTTCTAATAGACATAAATTTAACTGGTGTTGACTATGAATTTTCTACTGATATAAGAAATTTTTTAGATAATGAGTATGTTCCAGAAAACTCAAGGGTATGGATGAATCGACAAAAAAATTTAATAACTCGTGGTGGGTTAAGTGAAAAAGATATAGAAACAATGTCATTAAAAAACGAAATAAATAGCAATGAATTTGATGAGCTTATTACAACATATAACAATACAGTTGGTGATTATCAAGATCAAATTGCTATAATAAAATCAGAGTTTGGTGTATTAGAAGGAATTATTGGTGAAAGAGTTTTTAAAAAAATATATGAATCACAACTACCTAACGCAATTAATGCTTTTGTAAAAAAAATGAAAGCATTAGAAGCAACAGGTCAAGCAGTAAACCCTAATGAAATTAGGCGACAAATTGTTTCGCAATATAAAGATTCAAAAACACACCAAGAACTTATGACATATGTTAATCAAATTGCTGATGAGATAGATGGCATTTGGAACGACCCAGAAAATTATGATTTATCTACTAAAGATATAAATCGTTTAAAAAAATATTCTATGAATATTAGAGAGTCTAAAGAAATTATTGAAGAAGAATTAACTCAAATATTTTTAGATACCAATAATAAAATACAACCTAAGTTTGAAAGTAAATGGATATCTATATCTGGAAAATTAAAATACTATAAAAACTTTTTAGATGTTATAGAAGAAAATTCAGTTGTAAAGGATGAACAATAATTATGGAAAATTTTACATTTCCCTCTATAGATAATGTTTTTGAAAAAAGTTTTTTAGAAACTTATGGAGTAAGTGATAGACCTACAGTAAAATCAAAAGGATTAATGGCTCGTTCTCAAGAAGGTGGTAGAGAAAGAGTCATGCGAGAAATGCAAAACTCTCCTGACGAACCTATAAAAGCATACATTTATGATAAAACAAATCCAGCTGAATATGCTAGATTTTTTGCAGATGTAGGAATGGGTATGTTAGATTTAATTAAAGCACCACCAAAAGGTGTTCTTCAAGGAACTGTTGGTGTTGTTGGCGACACAATAGAACTTCTTGGTACAGTTGCAGATGTTGTGAGTCGTAATGCTACTGTTCAAGAATTTTCTGAAATAGGTAAAAAATTAATGATTATGTCTAATATTGATGTTTCTTCTGGGGATGTTATTAGCAACATGATGGATAAATTTCCAACAAGTGTAGAAGTAAAAAAACATTTTGATGACATATCTATGCTAGAAACTGAATATGCACAACCATTAGAAAGTCTAGGAGAGTTTTTTGGTTTAAGTATTTATGCAAAAGGAAAACAAATTTTATCAAAGGGTAAGGAAAAAACAACGCAAGTTTTGCAAGATATTAAAAAAACAATAAAGAAACCTAAAAAGGGAACAAAATGAGAAGTGATATAAAGTCAAAAGATTTAGAGTCAATGATTATATCAGCTAGAGGTGAACAAGACCCTAATGTTAAACCTAGTACAATATTAAATCACGAAGTTTCTATTGGCAATGAAACAGGTACAGATGATCCTATCATGGTTGCTACTGCATCAAAAAAAATAAAAAATTTAATAGACAAAAATACTAACGCAAAAAAATTCTCAGAAAAACAAAAAAATTCTATTAACCAAGCAGAAGATGAATTAGAGATCGAAGATGCAAAAACAGATAGCACTCTTGAGAAAAAAATGTTACAAGAAGGCAAAGCTGGTGAAAGGCACATTCTTAAAGAATCTGATGAAGGTTTAGCAGATAAAGTTTTATATAAAACAGAAGAAGCACCAATAGAAGCAAAGCCAAAGAAATGGGGTCAAACTGATGTTCCTATAGGTGCATTTAATACAACTAAGATAGATGGTGAAGATGCTTTTAAGCAACACATAAATACTGTATCTGAAGCATATGGTGCAAACACTTTAAATATTGTTAGCTATAAAGAAATAGCAAATAAGTTTTCACGAAAATATACTATTTTATCAGGAAAACAAGAAGGCACTAAAAACAAGTTTGCTGTTTTTGATGAAGAAAGTGGTAAAAAATTAACAGAGTATTTTGACAATATAGATGATGCTAAAGATGCACGATTAAAAATTAATAATACTAATAATTATGATGAAAAATTTATTGCAAATTTATTAGATAAAAGTCAAAAAACAATAGCTGATCCTAATTACTCATTTAAAATGATGGTTGTATTAAATGATGCTAGTCGTAATACATTTCATTTAGCTAATAAAATAAGAGAATTAGAAAAAAAAGGCGATGAAATAACCAATGAATTAAGGTCTAATTTTTTATTAGCTCTTTCTTTAGAAGGTAATTTAATGAAAGCTGTTAAAGGTAGACAAGCTGATATTGCTCGTTCATTAGGTGTTTTTAATATGAACAGGGTAAGTTCTAAAGATAGATTAATTCATTTTGAAACTATCGTAGAAAATGCTGGTGGATCAAAAGAAGTTCTTAAAACAGTAGATAGATATTTAGCTTTAAGTACAAAAGCACAAAGATCAAAGTTTGCTCAATCTTCTACTTTTGGAAAATTAAAAGATATGTGGTGGTCTGGTTATGTTAATAATTTATTATATGGACCGATGACACATTTTAAAAATATTTTTGGTAATTTTTTCTTTGGTGCATTACAACTTCCAGAACATCTTTTAGCTTCAGGTTTTGGAAAGTTAAGAAAAATTGCTTTTCCTAAAACTGAAGATAATATAAGACTAAAGTCTGTTGTTGCATTATCATCTGCTTATTTTAAAAGTATTCCTGATTCTTGGAGATTGGCTTGGAGAGCATTAAAAGAAAACAGAGCTACTGATTTTAGGACAAAACTTGAAATGGATAAAATGGGCGATCCATATGATATTAACTTATTGGATAATCCTATTACAAAAAAATATGCTGATAGTGATTTTGCTAAAATGCAAAATTCTTTATTTAAATACTATGGAAAAGTAGCAACATTTCCTGGTAGAGCTTTAATGGCAGAAGATGAGTTTTTTAAATCTATGAATAGAATGGGATATTTAAGATTTAAAGCTAGTGAAAATTCTATTAATCTTTATGAAACAATTAAAGGCACAAAAAATATAGATGATTTAAAGTTGTTTTTAAATGAAGATGAAATAAAATCTTTAAAATTAATAGATGGTAGATTATCAGATAAAGATGCTCAAAAAATTGCAAGTAAATTTGAGAATGACATTTTAACGAATCCTCAAGATTATCCTGACATTATTGAAGAAATCAATCAATACGCAAGAGAAAATACATTTACAAATGATTTAGAAGGTCTTTTTAAAGGTGTGCAAAAAACTTTAGATATGCGAGTTGCTGGTATTGCACCATTAAGAATGTTTGCAGTATTTGTAAGAACTCCAGCAAACATAACATCTCAAGTAATGCAACGCACTCCATTAAATATTAAAGGATATCAAAATATTTTAAAGGGTGGTAAAGAAGCTGACAAAGCATTAGCTAGAATGGGTCTTGGAACTACATCTCTTTATTATCTTGCTCAATCATCTATGAATGGAAGATTCACAGGATATGGTCCACCTAACTACAAAGACAGAGAGTTGTTATTAAAATCAGGTTGGCGACCTTTTTCTATTGTTTTTAAAAAAGATAAGTTTCCAAAAGATGAAAGAGCAAAGTTTGAAAAGTTATTAGGTAAAGATGCTATTCATGTTGCAGCTGATAAAGTTTATGTTTCATATAAAGGGTTAGAGCCAATTTCTGCTCTTGTTGGTATAGCTGCAAGTATCGGTGAATACTATACTTTAAATCCAAAATCGCAAATTGATGATGATGACATGAGTATATTCCAAGCTGGTGTAGAATCTTTCTATAATTATTTTGGAGAGCAAACTTATTTAACAGGTATTAAAGATTTTATTGATATGTTGACTGTAGAAGGCACAGAGAATTTTACTTTACACACCTATAATCTTATGAGTGGTATGGCTAAAAAAGTTACAGAGGTTGGTTTAGGTGGAACTCCTGTAATTGGTTTTGGACAAAATGCTTTCTTTCGTCAAATAGAAAGAACATTAGCTGGTACAGAAGTTCCTTTTATTGAAAAGTCAATTAAGACTGACCCTGAAGGTTATTATAAAGGGGAAGGTGACGCAGCTGTTGCTGGGTTTATAGAAACTTTAGATCGAGCTTATATGAAAACACCTTGGAGAAGGTTAATAAAAACAAAAGGCGAACTTGCTGCTGAGAAAAAAGTTCTTGATCCAATAACTGGTAGACCAATACAAATTGGTAATGGTAGCTGGTTTACATTTTTTAAAAATACAATGGATACATCCTCACATAAAATTGATGAGGTTAGATGGACTATGTTTGCATTAGGTATGCCAGAGTATAAACCTGATCCTTTTATAAGAATTGAAGAAGATGGTGTAAGTGTTGCAGTTAGATTGACTGATGAAGAAATGTACGAAGTTATTAGATTGGCAACACAAGATAATCAAATAGCTGATGAAGTAAACGATTATGTTTTTAGAAATAATTTGACTGACAAAATAGCTTTATTTAATGAAACAAAAAATACAGATGATTTTAATTTAGCCCAGGAACAAGAATTTTTAAAAGATATTATAAATGATTTTTATAAAGACGCAAAAAAAGATTTGCGTGACTCTTCTGTGTTTGGTCCTTCTATAGAAGAAAGATTAAATCAAAATTTAGAAAGACTAAGAAAGCATGGAAAGTTTGTAAAATAATGTTTCATATTTTTTTAAAATCCATTAGAATTAACTTGACAAACAAAGGAAAATAAATTATGGCAGTTCCAATTAGTAATGTAGCAAGAAGGGTAGTTTTCACAGCAAGTGGAACTGGTCCGTATGCGTTTACATTTGAGATTCTAGCCCAAACAGATATTGAGGTTTACAATAATACCACTAAATTATCCTTAACAACAAACTACACAGTTACTATTAATGCCAATGGAACTGGTAGTGTTACACTAACAGCAACACCTACTGCTGGAACAATTACAATCGTAGGTGCTAGAACGATTGAGAGAACGTCTGACTTCACAACTGGTGGAGATTTATTTGCTTCAACT